GTAACTCATCAACTTGGTCGATCACTACATCCATGATACCAGATACTGGTGTGGCTGTCAATGTTTTGACAAAATTTGGAACCACTTGCATCACTGTCACAACAGTTGCAATCACTGCTCCTGCACCGATGACAAACTTTGCATTAACATCTACTTTCTTTTGCACTGAAGAAATTCTCTCGTGCAAAACTTCATTATCTTTTTCATGCCGTACCTTCATCTCCTCAAGCATACCGATGATGAGTTTATCGGCACGTTCGGATTCATCCAGACGATTTTCATGGCGCTCCAAGATTACAGCAATCTTGTTACTGTTATCAGAGATTGTACCTACTGCTCTTTCAAGCTTGTCAAGCATCTCTTTGGAGAGATCTTCATAAATGTTCAGTTTACTTTCTAATACTGCTAATCTACCAAGACCGAACGCCATATACTACAATCCAATGTGCGTAATTATACTTAATATTTATACATTCCTTACAGCGAAGTCCAATGCCGACTGATAGGTCGAAGCATCTTTATTCAACATGTAACGGAACTGTGTTGCCTGCTCATTAGGAAGTTGTGCATAACATGCAGCAATTCTTTTTGCAGAAAAATTATCAAGGTTCTGTTGCGATCCATCACCAAATGTAATCTTCGCAAAGGAAGACTCACCAGAAGGATTGAGTTCGGAGGTTGCAACTTGGAGTGCAACGTCTAGAGCATCTTGTTGTGCAGTGGATTCAGTAATCATGTCAGTAGTCACTTCAGTTTCTTCTTTTTTAAGTTTAGATGTTTGATCGGATGCCTTCTTTTTAAAGTCAGACATACGAGCTTTCATTAGCACGTCCATTTCTTTCGTCTTGGACTGCATTTTTTTCTTCGCTTCGTCCCTTTTCTTTTGCAGATCTTTAGAACGGCCTAGTTTTTTCATCTGACCGATTTGTTTCTGCGCTCTTTCTGTTTCAGAAGGAGCAGCTTCTACAATTTGAGTATCTAGTTCTTCTTTCATTTTCTTGCGGGACTGTATACGAGAGAGCATTGTTTTTGCACCCTTGGTGCGACCATCTACCTTGTCTTGATTGGCTTTCTTATATCTACGTTGAGACTTTGGATTAACAAACACGAAAGCAGGTGGCATTGACAAAGCAGCGCCATCACCAGCCATCATTTCATTTACAGTAGATTTAGATTCTTCAGACATTCTTGATCAACGTCGAGGTTTAGACTTTCTGGTAAGCGGTTAAGGGTCAACATAAAAGCTTTTAATTTTGACCAGTGTTTCGCCTCTATTTTATAGAACAATAGAGGCGTTGCAGCATCATCAAATACATTGTACATGACGATGATATGATTTAAAATGAGATGAACTTTCAACTCACCGTGCATTTCATAACGACGAAATAAACGTTTGACGCACTTGATCTTATTTAGATCTTTTTTAAAGTCATCATACGTAGCGGAGTTCGGGTTATTATAATTACGTATAGCAAACATTAACCAGTTGTCCTGGTTCAACTCATCGAACTTCATGTATCATTAGGCAGTAGTAACTACTGCGGTAGCGGAGATAACTTCAGCAGCACCGTTGGTAGAGTTGATCTTGACACGGTATGAACCAGCGTCAGTAGCAGCATATGTACCAATATCAAGTGTAGTTCCAGTCTCTCCAGAAACGTTTGCCCAACGTGAAGATTCAGACAACTTCTGCCACTGATAGGTGAGAACAGATGCATCTGCAGGTGGGGTAGCGGTGGCAGCGAGTACCAGTGATAGAGCAGCACCAACAGCAACAGCAGTATCTGCTGGTTGTGTCTGGATGTCAATGATTACACTTTCATCTGCTGCTGCAGCGTCATCAGCCTGGGTCTCGTTAGCGTTAGTTTCGGGACCAGCGATAGTGACTAGCATCTCTGCCTTATGGCGGGTGTTACCATCACAGTCAGTGAAGGTATAGTATGACCACCAACCAGGAGCATTCAAACCACGAGCCTTATTCTCGGGAAGAGCTGCTTCAGTATCGTCAATAAAAATTGTTTGCTTTGCTTGTGAGGATGCAGCAACTCCAATGCCTGCTTTGGCTTTGTTGGCGTTGCTATCCGTGCTTCCGTATAGGGACATTGGATCTCCAGTAGACTATTCGATTCTCATATTATTTATAAAAAAAGGGAGAGGCACTATACCCCTCCCAATATTATCACTCTTCTCTATTCTTAATTGCTGCTGAAACAACTTCAAGAAGTTGATCATCCATATCAGTCTTGGTCAACTTAACTGCTTTAGCAAGAATAACAAGACAGATCTCAACCATCTTCTCACCAAGTTCCTCATTCTCTGGAATATTTGCAACTGCATCTTTGATAATTTTTGATGCGAGTGGAAGTAGAAATGCTAGCATGATTTTAGGGGCATAGTATGCCCCTGTATTTAGTCCGCCTTTTTCTGACTCTTCATTGCCTTGAGAATATACTTTTTATTCTTCTTGTTATTCTCTTTATCTTCAGCAGCACCGTCTTTAATGTCAGGCATTATTTCAACGGTTGCGCCTTTCTTTGCAGGCTTGTCGTCACATCCGCAAGCCTCATTTACTTTTTTTCTTCTTCGATCTCCTTACGAAGTTCTGCTTGCTCCTTCATCTTCTTGCTGGTGTTGATGATCTTGGAGACCTTCTTGCGACGTGCTAGAAGATACTTGTCAGACTTATCATGGTCACCATCATTGTCGATGTCCTTGTCTTCCTTGCCTACGGGATCAAGTTTCTTCTCTTTGATCTCTTCGCCAGTGGGTTCAAACCCTGCCTTGACACAGTTGTTAACTTCCTTACCACCTTTCTTCTTGGTGCCTTGCTTCTTATATCCTTTCCAGCAAGAGGTATTGCCGTTGTCATCTTTACCATCCATCTTAACTTCAAAGATGTATGTCTCACCACCTAGTTCAAAAGAGAGTGACTCTTTCTTGGCAGTCTTTGCAGATTTAGTGAAGGCATCAGCAGCAGGATAGTCCTTACTACCTTTCTTTGCAGGTGCTTCACCACGCTTCTTTTTAGCATGGATGTTAGCATAGAGACCATTCTTCTCTTCTAGGTCTTCAGTCTCTTCACGAGCAACAACCTTTGTAGTATCTCTAATTTCTGCACCAACAGAATACTTCATGCCTTGACCTGTACGTAGGTTAGCAGCAGGATCAGGGGGAGCAGCGTTTGCTTTAGGGTCTTTAGTGGAGAAGTCATCCTCTTTCTTTTCCTTACCAGAAAGGTCAGGGATAGAAGTAGATGCATCAGCACCACCAGCAGGACCAGGAGCTCCTAGTTCTTTCTTCTCTGGTGCGGGGATGGTAGCAGCCTCTTCACTGATAGTAGACTGTTGGAATCCTTCTCCACCCATCCACTTGGAATAAGAATTGATAAGTGCCTGGGAATAGGCATCATTATGCTGCACACTATTGACTGGTTTCTGTCTTTCCATTATTGAAAATACTACTTTTCCTGTCTTTATTTATGGTATCAATTACTTGTACAGCGCGGATGTCTTTTACCCACGCTCTAAACATCTCACCAGACTCTGTAATTGCAATAACATAGTTGACTCCAGACCGATGTATAACACCCTTCTGCCCAGTCAATGCATTCATAACAACATCACCTTCAGCAAAGGTATCAGTTTGTCTATGTTGTTGGCGAACTGCCTGCTCTCTCAATTTTTTGAAATCTTTCATTTAAAATTTGCAGGTAGATTTGCTTTTATCTCCATCATCATTGCCATACAATCTTTATCATTCAGTGCTCTGGGTATACCAGCCCTGAATGTTTTGAAGTCGGCTTTAAATGCTGCACGTCTCATCTTCGTTCCAGAAATAGCAAAGGTATCTCCATCAGCATCTCTGCTACCTGAAGATTTAATTTCAATCTTGCGGAAAGAAAATTCTGTTCCGTTATATTTATGGAGGAATGACATGGCGTTCACTCTATCAGAACCTACAAGGAACACTGCCTCATTATACCCATGCATCATAAGCTCCTGTAGGATCTCCACGGGTTGTTTAGGACCCGAAAAGATCTTACCCTTATGCTCTGGGAACATCTTCTCCATGTAGAATAGTTTACGATCAGGTGAGAGGGGATTCTTTCCTTTAGTGTCGTGGGATTGAGAAATATAAATGCGATAATCATGTCGTCCTGCTGCACGTTTCACTCCATCAAAGTTATCTTTGTGTCCAGTAGTAGGTGGTTGGAATCTGCCAAACGTAAAGTAGCAGGTCTTACAATTTAACGCCATTGTTTTTGTAGAGTGAAGTTATTGAATGCAAACTCAAATCTATTAACAAATTTAATCATACTACCATCTTTATGAAGAACATATCCTTCAGGTGTCGTCACCTTATATCCATTCTCTGTCTGGACATAGGTTCGGAACTCTTCTAGGTGGTCCAGTTTATCTATAACCATTTGTTTTAAATCTTGAATCTCTTTATAAAGAGCAATCATAGTCTTAAAGTTATAGACATTATCTAGGAGATAGTTCTGACTCTCATACACCAGCGCACACTTCTTTGTTCTGTTAGCAACTGTCTTGATCTTTGCTAACTCCTTCTGCATCTTCTCATCATAGAAGTTTATCAGTGAGTAGATCGTCTCGTCCACGTTCGTAATTTGAGTCCCAGCTCTAACTTCTGAATTGAAGAACTGTTTGATGAAGGTGGAGATGTGGAACTTTGCATCACCTTTGTTACCCATATTAGAGACAAGATTGTCAAGAAACTTACCAGCAATAGAGCACATGCGTTCGATCTTTTGTACATGTCTATCAAAGCGTTGTAATTCTGTTTGACTAAAACCAACTCGATCCATTGGTGTGTCATTTTTAATCACCAATGCATCAGAAGAACCAGTAATATCAGCACCAGCTCTTGCTTGCATCTCTGATAAAATATTACCAGTGTAATGCGTGTGGAATACTACGCCTATTTTAGCAGTCTTTGCTGCCTTTCCAATAGGATGATCTACAGGTATACCATATGTAATAGTATTAGGTCTGAATGTATACAGTCTCTCTCCATCAACTGTCTCTGTCTTCAGATCACTGGTAAATAACAGGTCTCCTTGCACCACACCCTTGATACCTAGTTCACTAAAGTATCTCAAAGAGAACTTTAGTTTTTCTGCCAAGTCTCCCTGATACAGCATGTCAATCTTTGCTTCTGATGCACAGATCTTTGGTTCAGTCTTATTAAATACCGACTTGGTTCCTACAAAGAAGTACCCATGCTCTGGATGCACACCACATATAACAGACGGAGCACCATCCCATTTAGTTTGCATGAAACCACCACTCTCCTGATGACCCAACATTTTACGGAGTTCTTTCAAGAAAGATACTGCTGCCTCACACCCCTCGGTGCCATAGTTCAACATCTCATCTTCTAGATGCTCTAGGTGCTTAAGCTGTTTAATATTTGACATCAGTCTGACTCAATCCCTTTCTCTATAGAACCAGGCCAAGGAGCAACACTCATCTTTAGTCCTGTTGCTAGTTGTGTACCAGAGAACTTAAATCTGATCTGGACAATTTGTTTTTCACCTGCCTTAACACCAATAGTATAACCATCATCACCACCTAGGTTCTCATACTTAAGTGGTTTATTCTTTTTAACCAGTGCATCAAACTTTGCATTGCCTAGTGGGTCATCAACTGTTGCCTGAACGTTTGTTATAGTTTTATCAGATCTACCAGTCACCTTGACATACTTGGGTAACTTATCTGTGTCAAGCAACTCATCCAAAATATACATTTTGATATCAATGTCACCCATCTTGGTGAATGCATCCTTCAAAATGTCTCTACATCCACCAAGAATTTGTTTAGTATATTTTTGATTGACTATCAACCAATCAGGATCACCCTTTTTATTGTTCTTTGTTGGTTTAAGTAGTCTTTTAATTTCATCTTTATTCAAATACTTACCAGCATAAGGCACACTAGACTCTTTATGTGCAGCTGCAACTCCTTGTTCTAACAGTTTCTGAAAGACTCCAGGTTGTTTGATAAACTCTTCAATCTTGCCCATGCCTGGGTTCTTAACAGGTGCCTCTTGAGTCAGTGTTTTGAGCAAAGATTTAGCAGATAATCCTAGATATGGATCAGCATACCTGGTAGAAGATTTAAATTTGACAAGTACATCAGTAGGGTTGTTCTTACTCTCCGACACATAAGAAGAACTATACTTACCAGGTAAACTTCTATAGTTAAAAGACGATTTGGCAGTCCAATATACCTCATCTACACCAGTATATCCATGTTTACCAGCCCACTCCACAAACTTGTCTGCCATGACTTCTGCTTGAGCAATACGAGCCTTCAGTTCATCAGGTTTTTTAGATAATTTTTCTACGCGATCATCATAAACTGCCTTGTCGGTAGAATCTAGTCCACCAGTCCAAGACTTACCATTAAGATACCAGGCACAGTGCAGTTCGTTAACGTCAGCACTAATATTTTCTGCCATAAAAAATACCTCCCCTAGTATTTAGAGGAGGTATAAAAGTTAGTTAGATTCTTTACCAACATACTGATCAGTCAAGGTGTAGTGATGTCTGTGCCGTTTGGTTAAGAGATAGTATCCTACAATTTTTTTACCATCATCACGCCAACCATACCCAATCAAGCTATCGTCAATATTTCCACAATCAGGTGTCTTGTTAGTATGGAGGTAGTGATTAAATTTTTCATGTAGGTTGATCATTGGCAGTTCGTTGCTGACAGATCTATATTATCACGAAACCCTCACAAATGGAGGGTTCTTTATAATATTTTAACGATCGCCTGCTGCACGAACCTCTGACCTATGAGCACTAAACTCACCACCAGGGTAACGTTTCTTCAGTTTATTGATATTAGTATCAATTACCTCATCGAAGGATATATCAAGTGCCATTGTAGCTTGAGCAACGTACCACATAATATCACCCAACTCAATGATAAGATGCTCACGATTATCTTCGTTCCACGGTTTTCCTTGGAAGACCAT